ACAATGACAGAACATACGGCTCTTTATTTTTACCCGAATCTAAAATAGCGAGAATATCGGTAGAGGTGGTTCCAACCAGGAAACCAAAATACAGAGAGCCAGACGTGTGGACAAATAGTGATGTTAAAAAGGGCGATGTTGTTTGTTTGAAGGAAACATTTGCCATACAGCTCGACTCAACACTTGCAAATACGACCGACCTTGTTCGATTCCAATCACGGGTAATACTTGCATTTGAAGAATGATAAAATTAGATTTTAGTAAAATATCCTACAACATTGAAGGCATCCCGGATGACGAGGCGGTAGTATACCGTTTCTCGGACCTGGCCAGCCAAGCCCATATTCTCGATAGGTCTGACGACCTTCCTGAAGGGGTTAGCGCCGACAAGATTGTTCGATATCTCATATATATGTTCGCTCCAGGTACGCCCGTGAAAGACGCGTATCCGGACATCAACCAGCGCAAACGATATACTTTGAACAAACTGAATATCATGGTTGATGACACGGATCCGGATAACGGGTACGCTCAGCTCTGCATGATGAATGTAGACTGGGCGGTGGAGCGGTACATCGTGTTCACCCGCCTACAATGCTCGGAGGATTATTCGATTATGAGTACCGCCGACATCCGAATCGCAGCATTGCAAAGAGCGCTGTTGACTCAGCCCGTGGATAGGTCAAATGACGATAAGAACTTCCAAGCAGGACTTGAGAGTTGGCGCCAAACCCTAGTAGATGCGCGTACCCGGATCATGAACGACGAGGTTAGCATAACTCTACAGAAGGCAATCACGTTCTCGGTTCGCGCAGAGAATTTAGGCATACAGCCAGAACACTACTCCCGCATATGGCGTGAGAAGAAAGAAATATTCCCGGAGATTATACCATAAAGTATTATACCATGAAGTACGAATACGATGAGGAGGACAAATACGTTTCGTTCCATGAGGACGACGACGAGTTGGATACAATTCGTATCCCACTGCCTCGTCTTGAAGAGTGGTACTCACGCCACCTGAAACGTGATGTCACAAGGGAAGAGGCGCTTACTTACGTGGACGGTTACGGGTTCGATCCAAAAGATCAAAAGTTTACCTATCAGGAAACCCCGGAAAAGATAAAGCTTATTTACGAGGTGGTGTTCAATAAGAAACACGCAACCAATAAGTCCAAGTACAAGGAGGTCGGTGACGTAAGGCTTGAGGATATTTACGAAGAGATTGAGTCAAACCAAAAATACTACGCAATGGAGATTGAATGGATCAAGCTCCAAATCAAGCGCAGGTATGTTGGTTACTGGTGTTTCATTAAAGGGAAACTAGTATACTTGAATGGCGCCAATTATTTTTTCTTGAATTTTTGGCCGGTAAAGAACTTCGGTAAGAATAACAATAGGCCCGATTACAGGGATTACCAACGTAGAATGTTCCACCTATTCATGTACGCCTACACCACAGAGGACGCGTTCTACAAGCACAAGGTAATATACCGAGAGGCTGGCACGGTAAAGACAAGGTACTCAAACCAAGACGTTAAGAGCGTGGTGGAGGAAATGAATGAGATGAATGTTGAGTATTTTATGGAGCCCAACATAAACATTACGGTGGCCAAGGGTAAACGGACGGTTCACGGAATCAATTTTGTTTCCGGTCGCCGTATAGCCAAAACCGCAATCGCTTGTTGTTTCTGCACATGGGGCACACTCAATATGCCCGACCAAACCTTTATCATCCAGGCGATGAACGAAGATCAGGCAGTCAACAAGATATTCATCAAACAAATTCAAACACCAGTAAGCAAGCTTCCTTTCTTTTTCCGCCCCTATTACAGAGGTAGGATAGAGGCAAAGGAAGGTTTGCGCTTCCAATATGAAGGAGCTATCGCATCAGCAGCAAGAGCAGGGATCGTCCCAGAGCAAATGGAATGCTTCATCACGCCATTGTCGTCGTCGGAAAAGGCGGCGGACGGTGAGGCGGAGATTGCATTTGTATACCGTGACGAGCCAGCGAAGAAGACGGATGCGAAGGCAGCGGACCAGAACATACCGACATGGTGGTACAACACGATGAAACCAGCGATCGAGCGCGGGGAGAATATCCGAGGGTTCTGCATCATGCCGTCCACGGTTGGCGATATGGACACGGGTGGTGGAGCGCAGTTCTTTGATATTGCCAACGACTCGCACTTTTCTGACCGTAACGAGAACGGAACAACCCCATCAGGGCTCATCAACTTCTTCCTGCCCGGTTACTACGCGGTAGAGGGATACATCGACGAGTACGGCGCAAGCATTATTGATGACCCCAAGGAACCAATCATGTCCAACGAAGGCAAGTGGATTACGAAAGGAGCCAAGTCGTACCTGTTGAACCAGGCGGACTACTTCGAGCGCAAGCGCGAATGGCAGAAGCTCATCAAGTTGCAGCAGAACTTCCCGATGACATGGAAGCAAGCCTTTGCTGTAATACCCAAGGATATGGGTATGCCTATCGAGAAGATGCGTGATCGAATATCTGAACTCAAGTTTTCTCGCACCCCAATAACTACGAAGATAAACTTTAAGTGGGCGGGAGATAGGTTTGGGGGCGATGTTTACGTTGAAAACGACCCGCGTGGTAGCTGGACCATGAGCTACCTCCCACCAAATGATCAACGCAATAGAAAAACTGTTGTTACGGCGGAAGAGGGGTACATAGGCCCCAAGGAAAAGGGTTTGATATACGCCCCGGATCCATCGGTAATGAACAAGTTCTTCCTTTGCTGTGACCCTGTAAAGTTCCATAAAAGAAACACGGTTGGTAAAAAGAAGTCCAATGCAGCGGCGGCTGTTTTCTATAAGCGCGACAGCCAAATAGACCCCGACAGCAAACCTAGGAACGAGTGGGTAAGTAATGACTGGGTTCTGATATACAACAGGCAGACAGAGGATAAGGCCGAGTATCACGAAGAGTGGTTAAAGGCGGCTGTATTTCTCGGGGCCTACGTATATCCTGAGTGGCCGGACGGAGAAGCCCTGGTAGAGTATTTTAGGGATAACGGATTTGACGGATACCTTTTAAAAGATCTAGGCTCCGACGGAAAGCAAGATGCGAGGTCGGGGGTCTGGGCGGGAGAAGCGGAGAAAAACGAAATGGCCGGAGACATCATGACCTACTTCAATAATAATGTCAAGTACGTTAAAATGTGGGAGATAATTGAGGAGTGGAGTCAGATGAGGGGCATAGACGACTTAACGAACCATGACTTGTGTGCCGCAACCGGGTGGTGCATGAGAGCTATAAAAAGCAGGATGCCAGATCTTTACAAAGAAGCTTATCAGCCAGTGGAGGTAAAAGGAGGTTTCTCGTTCTTTGAAATAGATTGATTGCTTTCAACCATTTACGATAAAATTTCATACATTTGTGTTTGATTACTTAAATTTGTAAGATATGATACTGCCCCAATTGGCCGGCGGGGTTTTATTCCCCGATGACAATGTACCAGATATTAAGAAGTTGGAGCCAGATTTTGGTTTGCGATGTGGACGAGCGTTGTATTCTCGTTATTGTTCTGGGGGTGCTTATTTTTCATTCAATCAACTTTCTGAGATGCAAGAGACCCGAAACTACGGTGCGGGTATGCAGAACAACGAAAAGTATAAGAACTGGTTTTCAAATGGTTCCCCAATTGGAAACAAGTCTGTCGGCGCGGCAGAAGCCGTTCAGACAGCTAGGGGCATGAGTAAGGCGCAGAGAAAAGCCATGGCCAACATTAGCTATGATATTTTCTCACCAATGAAAAAACTAACCAATGTTCTTCTTTCGATTCTTGCTGACAATGATTATAAACTCGACTGTATTTCTCTTGATAAAAACACAATCAATAAAAAACAGGACGAGAAGAATGATATTTACGTTAAAACGAATTTTGTAAACCCGTTGATGCGGGAGCTTGGGCTTCCAGAGCTTAGTGTTCCGTTTGTCCCCAAGGACGACAGCATGATAGAGATGGCTGATCGTCTAGGGTTTTTCAAAACAAAATACGAGGTGGCGCTGGAGAAGCTGGCTGAATCTGGATTCAGAGCTTCTAACTGGCATGATATGCGTAACGAGATAAACAGAGACGCGATAGACTATCATTTCCGGGCAGCTAAAATTTACAACGATCCAATTACAGGTCAGGTTAAAGTTCAGTACATTGATCCTGCGCGTATGATTATGCTCTGGAATGAGGATAATCAGGATGAGCCGGTTGCGATAGGTCACATTGAAATTGAGACCGTGCAGTCAATTTACACAAAGCTGATAGATGCCGGTTTTGACGAAAAGCAAATACAGGCCATGGCCAAGTCTTATGTTCCATATCAGACAGACGCCTCAATGATACCCGTTTGGGCTTTTGAACGTAAAGATGCCACCACCAACCGTTGGGTGTGGATGGATTTTAAGGTTTATGTTTTGAAGTTTGAATATCTTTCAACCGACTATAAGCAGTATGTAGAAAGAACAAACAAGCAGGGGTATGTAGCGTACCTACGAAACAACAAGCCGGTAGAAGAAAAGAAGAAAAACCCGAACGATAAATACGACGAGGTAAGCTGTAACTACTGGTACGAAGGGTCTTACATCATTTCCGGAACAGGACTTGATCGCATTTATGATTGGCGTAAAAAACCAAATCAAATGCAAAAGGGCTTGTCTCCTATGAGCTCTTATGTTATTGATCGCATACCGGGCCAATCACCTACCCGCAGCGTTAAGGGGTTGCTTGACGACTTGATGTTCGCCATGCTCAT